ATATTAGCACAGCAACATACCTCGTTGTAGATTGTTCATAAGGAAATCTACATGAGCGTATACATCGAAAAAGAAGAACTACAAAAGGTTTATAACGAAGCAGAACGAGTAGCCAAAGACTGGTTTACTCCATTTAATGAATATGAACGATTAGCTGGTAATAAACTAAGCAAAAGTCTAGCTAAGAATATGCCACGTGTTAATGATGGAAGCCTCGCAGCGTCATTACTCGAAACACCAATGCAAGTCTTTCCAAGCATGCAGACCGGTAAGTTTGTCAGCCAAAACAGGAAAGAAGCATGGCTAAATGAACTTGCAAACATTATCTTTAAGACCAAGATTATCCCGGGAGCAACTACTCAAGCGTCTTGGTATGATAAAGAACTGATTGCACTATATAGAGCTCTTAAGTACGGAGCACAACCTCGATATAACTTCTATGTCTCAACTGATAACTATACAGGTTCTGATTGGTCTCTACCGTACATTAGAAACGTTAAACTAGAGCCAGGTAAGTTTAGTGTTGATGACTGTGATTATGTATTCCTAGACGTATACTTTACAAAGCTTCAATTAAAGAAGATTATCGAAGACAACAAGAAGAACAAAGAATCAGGTTGGAATCTTAAAGCTTTACAGAAGTTAGTAGACGCTTCTATGACTACCAAGGAACTAGAAGAGCAGAACATTAACGAGCGAGAAAAGAAAATTAATGCAAGTGGAATTAAGACTACTATCTGTTTCAACCGAGGCTTTGGCTCACCATTTTATATGTTTAGCAAACATCTCGAAGAGGGTGAATGCCTACGCGAGTGGAAGAATGAAGACCCAACTGGTGACCTTCCTATCACTATGCAGTACTGCTACGAAACGCTTGAATCACCATATGGAATCGGTCGAATTGAACTAGCAGGACCAACTCAGAACGTTTTAGATTATATGACACAAGCTCACGTTCTTGCTACACAAATAGGTCTACAACCACCAAAGAAGCTTAAAGGTCCAATAGATACAGCTAACCTTAACTCACTGACGTTTACACCTGATGCATTGTGGCAATTAGGTCAAGCTGATATAGATGTAGTTCAAACCACTTCAAGTGTTTATACTCAGTTTCCTAATAACTTTGGTTTATATAAGAGCCAGTTACAAACACTACAGGGTCGCACAGATGGTTCGGTAAGCGCAGAGAGTGGTAATCCTAACTTCAGTAAGACATCAGCCGGTGTGAAAATGCAACAAGAGCGTACGAATTCTCAAGATAATTATCTTAGAAATAAAGCAGATGACGCATCAGCTAAGATGGTAACCAAAATGATGAATATCCACGTGGCTAAAATGCAAGGTGCTGATATTCTAGACGTTGCCGAAGAAGACATTGAGCGACTTAGGAAAGCTGGCTACTTTGACGATAATCCTAATACTCCCGAACCAAGTGAGGGTGAAATTGAGATTATGTATGAAGACCTCAAAGACACATTTACATTCGAGTATGACCCACGACCGGAAGCTGATGAAGACGAAAAGAATCGTTGGCTAGAACTAATTGACATCGCTACAAGTAACCCTAATGTTCTCCCGGCTGTAGAACAGAGTGGTTATAGGTTTAACGTTGGTGAAGCATTCAAGAAGGTTATCTCAGCTAGTGGTGCTGACGAATGGGAGAAGGTCCTAGTTCAGATTGACCCAGAAGAGTTGCTAAACAGCGATGCAGAGCAATTAGGTCCAGATGGCTTACCAATTCAAGAACCTGATATGGAAGTACAATCTGGCCAAGAAATGGCGCCAGAAGTACCCCAGAATCAGCCAGAAGATGAATTAACAGTCACAATGCAAGAGTATGGTGTGGAAGAAGATGTGGCTACAGCTATTATTGCAGCACGAAGAAACGGATTCGATGAAGAAGAGATTGCAGCATTCTTAACACAAGGAGCACAAAATGGATGATTCAGCGTTATACACTGGCTTAGATGAGATTCCTAAGGGAACATTTGGTAATGAAGTTAAAGATGAAGACACCCAACGGTTGCTAGACGAAGAACGCAAGAAGCTCAAAGAGTTGACACCTCAATTAGAGAGTATCGTCGAGATGATAGAAAAAGAGCAAGAACTAGCGTTGGAGTTTATTGCTGGATACGTAGATAGCAGTAAAGATGATGACACTGCATACAGAGCAGAACTTAAAGCAGCTGGAAGATACCGATTGTACTTAAATGAACTAAAGACTAAGTTTAAGTTGGCACTCAATGAAACAAGAAAATAATACTGACCAAAAAGAAGAGTATACATTTGACATCGATAAAATGCCAACTACTAATAAGCTTCAGCAATTACATCAGGAGGGTAACTTTCTTGTTGGGTTAACAGATTTAGGTGTTAGATTCAGGCAACATATTCCAGCCGGTAAATTATTGATAAAAGAAGGAGGTGAATTCAAATTAATAGACAGAGTAGTAAAGTAGGGTAGCCCAAAAACCCACTAAAAGGCTATCCTACCTTGCTCCCCTGGAGCTAGTAAAGATATGAAAAAAATAATACATACACACCATAAAAGAACTTATAGCACCTGGAGGCACATGAAAAACAGGTGTCTAAATAAGAATTATCCAAAATATAATCATTATGGTGGTAAGGGAGTTGTCGTTTGTGAACGATGGTTAAATAGTTTTGAAGATTTTTTAAATGATATGGGCGAACGACCTGTTGGTATGACACTTGATAGAATAAATAATGATGGTAACTATGAACCAGATAATTGCCGCTGGGCAACCAATATCCAGCAACTAAATAATACTTCTAAAAATAAATATATAATGTACAAAGACCAAACATTAACTCTATCTGAATGGTCAAGAGTATTAGGATTAAACTATGAGTTAATAAAATCTCGACTACTGAATGGTTGGTCAATAGAGAAAACTTTTACAACACCAAAAAGAGGTAGCGTATGAAGTAAGTAGAGAAGTTGCATAATACATACAATATTTGCGTGTATTATGGAGCTCCCCTGCTCTAGATTCACTCACTTAACGAGTAGAGGTTCGCCACCTAATAGGCAGACAACTTAATAAAAGGGAGAACAAATGGACGATACTACGTCACAACCGGACCCACTATTAGCAACGTTAACAGATGACATCTCTGAGGATACGCAAGAGGTTGAAACAACAGAAGAGCAATCGACTGATGAATCGCAAGAATCTCAAGCCCAAGAAGATGTAGAAGAAACAATTGACGATAATGAGTCTGAGGCCGAAGCTGAGGCTGAGCAAGAGGGAGAATCTGAAGAGGAATCTGATGAGATAGACCCTAAAGAAGAAGCTCGTAGACGCTATGAGGAACGGCAGAGAGCCATTCAAGAACGCAATGCTCGTATTGCTGAGCAAAACAAGGATTACCTTGAAAAAGCTACAGACGAATATGACCAACGCCTTCGACAAATGGAAGTTCAACAATACTCATCATTAATAGAAAACAATGAGAATACATTAATCGGTGAGTTCGAACGAGTTAAAGCCAATCCAGACTTGCAAATCTTTAATCCAGAAAATAAAGAAGAGTTCAATGAAAAAGCCTATAACAAGGCAGTACGAGATTACAATGCTGGATACATTCAGTATGACGCGTACGGGAACATGATTCAGATTAAGGGTTCGCTATTCGAACATTTAAAAGAGACGGCAGACTTACTCCAAGGAGCTGTTAAATCCGGAGCTGTTAAACAGGTACGGGCAACCCGCCAAATGAAAAACGCTGCTGACCAAAAGCCAGCCGCAACACCTAAACAACAACAAAAAGATGCAGTCCTTGACATCCTGACGTCTGACTAACAGAAAAGGATAACACGATGGCACAGAACTATGCTTCTGCACATTTAAACGCTGTAGACGAGCGTGTATACCTTGAATCACTCACCATGGGTGCATTTGATTCAAAGAGTATTCGTCTAGACTTTAATGGTCGTAACTCTGTAACTATCTACAACGTAGATACTGTTGCTGAAAACGACTACGTACGAAGCGGTCTTAGCCGATTTGGTGCTCTTGTAGAGCTTGGTACAGGTACACAAACCTTGACCCTTTCACAAGATAAATCATTCAGCTTTTCAATCGACCGCGGAAACTACGAAGATTCAATGATGGTAACTGAGGCTGCTAAAGCTATTAAGCGACAGGTTCGTGAAGTATCAGTTCCAGCAACTGACGTATATAACCTAGGTATTGCAACCGCTTACGCGATTGCCAATACTCAGGGCGTTATTGCCGGTACAGCTCCAGCTTACAACACTATTTACAGTCTTATCTTGGCTCAGCAAGCAGCTTTGACTGAACTTAAGTACTCTAAGCAAGGACGAACACTATGGATTACTCCTACTGATCTTAACCTACTTAAGCGTGACTCAGAGTTCAAACAAGATTGTGATACTAGTTACGCAGACAACAAAAAATG